AGTTGCTGCCCCGATCATTCCCAGGTTAGCAAATTGGCCGACACCCCACGAGGCCACCCCAGAAGCGATGCCCACCGCCAACCTGTCATAATTAGAACCGCCGAAAGGGAATCCACCGGACGCCCGATTGGCGTTCAGGAATCCCAGGATGACTCCAGCATTCAAGGCCATAGCACCCCACCATACCCCGCATCATCCGGTAACCAGATGGTTCTTGGCCCCGAGACCCCAAGTGCTAAATGGGAGGTTCGTAAAAGGCTCCAGGGAGCCCGCACAAATGATGGGTCCGGCGTCCGGACCGGTGATGGGGGCGCCCAGAAACACGCCTGTGCTCCCCCGGACCTGGGCGGGTCCGCCAGATGCAATGAGGTTCGCCCCGGCCAGTCCCGACATCGTGGCCGTCCCTGCCGTGGCTGTGAGAGACACGGTTCCGGCCAGGGCCGTGGCCGTGATGCCAGCCGCCGACATCTCCATCGAGCTTGTCGTGGCTCGGGCCGACCACTTGCCGACCGCAATGTCGTAGCTCATGTTGCCGATGAGCACCGTGGTCTTGTGGCTTCCAAGAACAAACTTTTCTTCCCTGTCACCCTGGTTGTAGGTGATATCTTCACAGACGAGTCCCGGGAAGCTCGGGGTATAGCTACGTTCGTGAAGTGGGCCATTAGTGGGCATCATGTACTTCGGCCCGGAGTAGGTCTCCTGTGCCTTAGCCGTGACAGTTTTCTGGAACCCATCCGTGGTAATGGCGACTTTCTTGAGCCCCCGCAGGTCCATGTCTTGGTTGGCCGCCAGGCTGATAGATGTAGCATTCCCCTTGATGGCGTTACCTTTGAGAAAGATGGTCCGGTCGGCCTTGATTCTGGCGTTGGTTTTGGCCTCAATGTCCACAGACGGGATGTCCTGATCGCCACCACCAGAACCGGACAGCCGCTCGACTGTGTTCGAGTTGTCGAGGATGGGACCACCCCCGAAGATTCTCACGGAGCCCTCGCTGGATGACAGGTCCAGGCTCTTTTTGCTGTTCGTCCCCAAAGCGACGTGGCCGTTCAACATCAGATTGAGCTCACCGCCGATGCCCAACTTGAGGCCCCCGTTGAGCCACGCTTCAACAGAATTGTCTTTGACGTCCCCACCGATAGACGCCCGAACCTGACCCTGCTTGTTGACCCCCCAGAATGTGTCGGCTGACCCAGCAGCGAGCGGGGGTGTCAGATGGAACAGATAGGCCAGCTGGTCCTGGATGGGGGTCGGGCTGATACCAGTCCCCTCGATGGTGACACTGGCCCCTTCCAGACGGGGGACGGGGCTATCCCCGTCGAACACCACAGCCTTAATGGGGAGCCCATATTTGAGTCGGCCGTCCTGAGTGTACGGGTCATTGCCGACTACCGACCCCAAGACCCATTCAATAAAGGGCATGTTCGGGGGCAACCCCTGACCAACAGGGGTTTCTTGGTCTCGTCGGGGTAACCGTTCGGCATCGAGATGGTCCGTCTGCTCGGTAACGGGAAGCCGGCCATCAGACGTGTGGGTCAATTCGACCCGATACTCAGTCAGGGTTGGCTTATCCGGGTCAAGGACAGCATTGTCCGGACTCTGTGCGGCCACCCGATAAATGGCCTTGCCCCCATAGAGGGCATCCGGTTCGGACCGCTCGTCCACTACCTGTCCGGCTTCATTTATGAGACCACCACGCCGCAGAAACACGTAGGGGTCGATATAGCCATCAGTACCGATAAGGGCCCGACCCAGGTAGCCCTCTTCGGCGGCCAACCTGCCCTTACGCATGATCCGGGCGGGTGTCAGGAAACCTTCTGGAGCTGTGGCATCTGGAGGCAGATCAGAATCGGTAACAGGTTCCCCCCCTGTCTCCTGGATAGGGCCATCCCACAGCTGACCATCGGATACGACGATGGGGTGGAGCAAAAGAGCATCCCGCTGCACCATTCCGCCGTAGATCCTGGCACCGGCCATGGCGTGGAACTGCTGGAGGCTACGGGTTACCAGAGCCTGATCTTGGTCCCGAAGGCGGATTTCGTTGCCACGCCGATTGGCCAGTGTAACCCCTTCATCCAGAACCAGGTCGGACCCCTGGGAGGATGATGCCACGATGTTGCCGGGCTGCATGTGGCGTAATTTGTGCCGGATACGATCATGGGCCCCCCGGACCAATTGTTGGTCGCGGGGAGCTTCGAAATCGTACTCATCTATCTCGAAGTCAGACGTAGTAACCCACTCCCGTCCGGGCCAAACTCCTGGAACAACCCAAGACAGAATGACCGGCGTCCTGGTACCTTCGGTTTGACTCTCTTGAACCTGCCAGCCGACGATACAGAAATCCCCTATCTCGGGCATAGCACCGAAAAAGTGCCTATTTCCTGCTCCGGGGAATGTGAGTGGGACGGGAACCCTGTCATGAACTTGTGAAGCCCCTACCAGTATCCGCAAGGTGACAAAGAGCTCTTCATAATCAAGGTTGATGACCTTGGCGACCCCCAACCCCCAGTTGAGGTCGGGCCGCATCTTCTTAAGCTCATTTTGGGCCTTGAGAGAAGTTGCCTGTAACACGCCTCGGTGAACAGTTTCCAGGGCGGTAACAGGTCGTCGGCCGGTGTAGTCGTTCGGCATCATCTACCTCAAGTAAGGAAGTCTTCTACGTCTTCAGCGAATTCTACAGCAGTGTCCTTAGCGTCTGTGGCAATACGTTCGGCCTTGGTTTCGACTTGCTGGCCCTGCTTAGCGACTTGTTGTTCCAAGACATGGACATCCCGCATAGCCCGTGAAAAATCTAGGTTTTGGGTTGCCTGGATGATGGATCCCTCCCGCTTATCCAGAATCTTACCGCGTAAAGCCTCCTGGCTTAGATGCCATTTGACGGAAACACTTGCCGCCTGGTTGACGAGCCAATTAGTCGCTCGGTCCTCGTTGCCAGTGCCAAAACCTCGTGGAATAGCCGCCCCTGGCTCAATGAACGTGACGAACCCATCCTGACCGGCAGCATCCAGCATGATGCTGGCCTCTGCCGCCTTACACGAACAGATGTTCTTCCGGGTATGCAACTGCATATCAGCCAGGGAATACGCTGCGTTATTCACAGGGGTCTTCTGAATACCTTCTCGGCCCTTCTCGGCGAACCAATTGATAAGGTCCATCTTCAGGATGTCAGGGTCGGCGGTACGTCGGGCAATCCCCAGGTCGAGAATCTGCTTGTCGGACAGCTGTCCCCGAAGTTGGCGCAACACCTCCTCTTCGAGCTTGTTGAGGGCATCCGCTCCTGCTGCCTGGCGCCGAATAATAATAGGGGACCCATTCTTGGCCGTACCCACCACTTCTTCCACAGTGATGCTGCGGCGCCGGATGATCACATCGAGCAATTTGTTGACCGTGTGCTTGTCAAGCAATTGGGCAGGGTCCTGATTGTGGATGACATCGAACACACCCTCCCCATCAATGTTCACACCTCTGCCATACCGGTAACTCCCGATAACCGTATACCCCTTGTCATCAGAGACGGGGAACACGGGACTCGCAATGTCCTTCTGAATAGAGGGTTTGCGCCGACCTTTCCCCTTCCCTTTCGACCGTGCCTTAGCCTTGTAAGCACCCCCAAATGCCTCATTGAAGGCTGATGCGACAGCTTGAGCATTCTCAATCAAAAACCCCTTGGACAGCAACTCGTCATACCACCGTTTCCGGGCAGCATGGAATTCGTTGTAGGCAGTCTTGGCATAAGCCACGGCTGCCCTGTTCCAGAACTGGGTAAGGGTCTGTTTACCCGACCCGGGGTATGCCTCCCCTCGATCCTGGGGGGTATCCGAGAAACGGAAAGTGTCCCCCACGGGAAGGTCCGTATATAGGTTTGCACCTCCGACCGTAATTTGTTCCGGGGTCGGCAGAATTTCAAAGTCGGGAACCTGGTCCTGCTGACCCGGAGCTTGCTCCTTGCTGGATTCGACAGATTGCCGGGCAATCTCCAACGTCACATTGAACCAAATCTCAAAAACATCGTTGATAGTAGATGCGGTACCGGGATCCTGTTTCTTAGCCCACCCAAGAGCCGAAACCCCCAAAGCCTTACGGAGACGTCCCTCGAAGTTCTGATTCTGATTCCGGCGCCGGGAATTAGTCATTTTGCGACGCAGGTCCGTTCGATGAACAGCGAACATGAGCTCCCGTATTTCGCTTGTAGGAACGACCTCACCCCTGGGAGCTAACGGGTTGTGCGTCAGAACTCGAATACCCCACTCCGGTTGAATGGGTCGTAGTTGAGCCTCCGGGCGTTTGGAGGACCCCGGTGGCCGCACGATCTGGTCCGACCTAACAAAGCCCGTAACTGTTTGGTTCTGCCAAATAGCTTCTAGGGTAGGCTTATTGTACTCGATGGATTTGTCATCCTGATCTTCCTTGACCCTAAAGACCGGCATCAACTGGCCTTGTTGATCCTTGTCTGGATGGGACGCCGAATAATAACGGTAAGTACCGGGAGTTGACCCGTTCGAGAAAATAGCCTTCTTGTCAGACAACATGTCGAGCAGATTGACCGTCGAGCTTGTGTCCCCATAGCGGCTGCCGTCATTCTTGTTGGACTGGATGTACATCTCACCGGTTGCGTTGATCAGGGTTCTCAAGTAGGCCAGACCTATTTTCTCTTCGGAGTCCAGCTCCTGCTCAAACGCAAATCGTTGCTGCTTGTAACGCTGTTCCAGTGCATCTCTTTTGGCCACAAGATGCTGTTCGTTACTTTGTGCTTTGGCCAAATCGGCTCTATTCTTTTTCTGTTGCTTCTCCGTCAGATTGGAGTTACTGAGACTCTGTTTCGAATTCCGGATCTGCTTCTGAGCTGTGTCGATTTGGGAGTTGACTTTGGTGAGCTCGGATCGTTGGCCCTTCTGGCCTTTGAGCTGTGTCTGCTTCCGTTTGGTGTACTCAATAGCTGCTGCTTGGATATCAACAGCCCCGCTAGGTGCCGTGACACTCCCCTGTGAAGGGTTAATGGCCTCATCCCTGGGAGATCGGAACCAGAACCTCACATCATCATTTTCCCCGTAGGACATGATGTAGACGCCATCCTGGTCCGTGGGCTCCAGGATATGTAGCTCGACTGCCTTGCGGACAAGGTTGTCGAGGGTTGAGGGGTCCTCAATAACATCAATGTCCGACCCAACCACGAAGAACATCGGATTGATCTCTTCAGGGTCAAGCGCCATAACAACATTCGGGAACCCAGCCAGTCGAGGTCGATTGGCGGCGTCCAACACCTCCAAGGGGCGCTCCGGCAGTATTGTATTGGACAAGTCAATGTCCTCGATGCCAGATGACTCACCAGCCGACCCCATACGTCCTGGGGCATAGAATTTGGCCCGTTTGGCGATAAGCTGGAGGTTGGTTGTGCACTGACCGCCAACACTGAACGAATGTGAGAAGTTGTTGCAATAGTAATAACAGTCCAAGTACGGGATAAAGACGGGATAGCCTGGCCGCATTTCGGGTCGTAAGGGGATGGTCACTGATGCCGAATTCATCGGGGCATTTAGCACATCCATACGGCTAACAGCAGCGAAAAACATGGCTTTGGGGTTGTTGAAGTAGGCTGTCTCCATATCTCCAGGACGCCACCCAAATTGGGCCACGAGCCGGTAGTCGATGTACTGCCCCTGGACACCCCACTCGTTCTCCATTCCATGCCCGGTCAATCCCTTGATCTGGCTGCCCTTGCAGGTCATATAGGTGACCTGGGGTTCTTTCTCAGAAAAGCTGATGTTGATGATGTCAATGTCCTCGATGCGGTATGTTCGAGATGCGCTCGTATCGAGGTTGTACATCGGGGGCTTGAAGACCAAATCACCATCGACGTCCTGGTAGAACTCGAATCCGGTGACTTTCATAACCTGTTGGGCGATGTCCATTTTGGACTCATAGGTTGACTGCATCATATTGAGCTGACCTTGCTCACCCAAGTTCCTAACGAACGCCTGCATCTCGATCACGTTGAGCTCGAATTGGGAGGGGTTGCTCCCGAATCCCCCACGTACCTGACCTACCACAAGTGCCTCTAAGGCTTTGTAATCAATAAGCCTCCCTGAGACAGATCCCTGGAGGATGCGATTACGGCGCCCCTTCTTCCCCCGAAGGTCCCCATAACGATCTCGTATCATCCTCGTCAGGACTGTGCTATCAGTTTGACCCAGAAAGGCCGCTTGGGCTGCACTGAACAGATCCCCGGAAGCCCCGTGCATCCGGAGCTTCTGCTCCTTGGTCGAAAAACGCTTCTCCCAGTATTTGACGTTCAGACTGAACAAACTTTCCCCACCGATAGGGCCACGTGCTCGTTGATTTGTCTTCCGAGACAAAGCCCAGGCCACCCCACCGGCTGATCCGGCTGTATCGTGCTGCAGGGTGTACATTATCTCATAAGGGTGCATCCCAGTGTAGTTATGCCCTATCAGGGATGTCTTCAGTTTGGAGTTGAGCGGCCGAGCACCCATCCATGAGGCATTCGTTGAGATTTGATGGTATTCCCAGAAGTGCAACAGGGAAGCGCACTGGATAGTGACAGTCTGAACACCCCCACTCCAGGAAATACTAACATCAACCACAACACCCCGGAACACATGGTAGTACGGATAAGCCAGAATCTTCTCGATATCAAAACCGGCCAACCCAGATTCGGCTAACATGGAGGGGCCCATCTCTGGGTCAGCCAGATTATCTTCTTTGCCCTCGGCGGCTAACTCAGCAAGATCCTTTTCCCAAACCTCCCTGTCCATCGACCCCACGGGATCATTCACCCCTGCGGAGATCTCCCGATCAAGCTCTGTTTCGTGTTTACCCGCAGCCGTCCGCATAGTGGCTACGCCTACGACATCCCGACGATCCTCTGTGCCAATATTGGTTTCCTCGGGGATAGACGGGTCATCAGACCACAAGGGCTTTGATTTCCTCGGGGGCAGCGCTGCAACACCATCAGCACCCGCAAGCATAGCAGCAGTGTTTGCTTCCCGGTATGCCTCTTCGGCGGTGTACCCTCTTTGCCGAATTTCCCCGAAGAGGGTTGGGAAAGAACCGTCAGCATGTCCTGTTCCGGTCTGCTGGTGAGACGCAATTCCGCCAATTGACTCGTCCTTAGTCTTTTTGGTCGGTTTCATGTGGAAGGTATTTCCTTCGGCACCTAAGTAAACTTTGGGGATGTTGTTGTCATCGCACTTTTTCATGGTCTGTCGGTATATCTCCTCCAACATGACTTTAGGGGGAACAGCATATTGTGGGATACCTTTTACTCCCTTCCTTTTGTGTGCCCAAGCGGCATTGATGACATCTTGTTGCGGTGCAGCACGATCTCCGTAGTAAGGAGTGACAGTCTCAATAGCAATTGTACGATCATTCATAAGGGGGGTGTGGGAAACCATTTCATGGTCTTCTGCATATTTGGTGACCCGGACGTTCCCATCAACCCCAGACACCGCCGTATGAACAGCTGTCCCTTTTGCTAGAAAACCCATTTCCAGAGAGTCCAAAGCTTTCTTTGGATCGCGCCCGCCTGCCGATTCATGCAGAATTAAGCGATTAGTTGATCTCTGCCCCCGCTTCCATCGCTTAATCCCCCGGCCCCGTTTCCGGGTCCTCTCGCTCGGGAGCTTCCAATCGGCAGCCTTGGGGTCCACCCCTGACCCCGTCTTGAAAGCCCGACCTGATGTCGTGACCCGTCCTTTGAACTTGGGTTCGGCCAGGTTCGAGTAGAGCCCCCGGACTGGAAAGTAGCCCCGGTAGTAGATGTGTACTTCAAGACCGGGACGTAGGATGAACTTCGCATCCCGGGCGAACGAATCGTGGTGGTGGACAGGAATCGAGAGAGTAAAGCTGGCGGATGCTGCTGCCGGATCACACCCAGCCTCTACGGACACCTCGGTGACAAATTGCTGGATGTCGATGCGGCCGTTGCACTTGGGACACCCTGGGACAGCTGTATCCCCATTGATGTAGACCAACGCATCTGGCGTTATTTGTACCAGTTCTTGCTGGCCCAATCTCCAGCTGCCAATGTAGGGTCGGTTTTCGATACCCATGGGATGCTACCTCCCCGTAAACGGCTGAGATCGCTCTGGGGCGGTCTGGGTTATGGGTCGGCTTCCGGGTTCAATGACTGGAAGTGCTGCCTGGAATCCATTTCTCCCTGTCGGCTGGTCTGTAACCCCTGTCTGACGACCCAGCTCCGGAGGTGCCGGGGTGGCCGCTTTGTAGTCTTCATTGTAGACCTGAAGACCCTCTTCAGGTGGTGTGGACAAAACCA